GGCGGCGGAGTGACCATTAACGTCACAGGCGGACTCTCGACTAGCGCAGAAATCGGTCAAGCCGTGGTCAACGCATTGCGCGCCTACTCACGGAGTGCAGGGCCGTTGGCTCTGAACATTGCCTGATGCCTGGCACGTCTGTAGTTGATTCAGGTAATTATGACCTGCAGATCGCCACAGGGTTTTTAGTTGACGCTTTTGTTTTGGATGACTCGCTTAAAGGCGTATTAAATAACACAGAATACGTACTGGACGGTACAACAGAGTTTGCGAGCGTTCTTGACTCGGTAACGACTGTGACCGCTCGACGCGGACGACGCGACATTGGCGACACGTTTAGCGCTGGCACGATGACATTTACCATCCAAGACGTCGACGGCATCTTTAACCCATTTGACGAAAACAGCCCGTACTACGACACCGCCGAATCTAAACCAGGACTTGCGCCAATGCGCGAAGTCAAACTTATTCGATACAGCTCTATCAATGCCCCTGAATTGCTGTTTTCAGGCTATGTCGTTAATTACGATTACAATTTTGCGCTTGGCGGTCTTGACACCGTGACGGTGTATTGCGCTGACCAATTTTACCTGCTTTCGCAAACCTACCTAAACGAACTAAACGTCACCGCCGAAACATCAGGCGAACGCATAGAAACCGTCCTAGACCTACCAGAAGTAGATTTCCCGATTTCATCGCGTGACATTGCCACAGGCACCGTCAACCTTGGCCATGCCGCCGCTTACACCGTGCCGGCAGGAACCAACGTGCTGCAATACATTGCCCAAATTAACGACACCGCCGAGTTTGGGCGCTTGTTCATGTCGCGTGATGGTGTGCTTACATTCCAAAATCGCATTGGCAACACGCTCTCGGCATCTGTAGCCGACTTCCATGACGACGGCACAAACTACAAATACCGTGGCGTGGGCATCTCGTTTGAAGCGGACGCCGTCGTCAACCGCGCTGTCGTTACCGCCTTAGATGGCAAGACCGCAACCGCAACCGACGCAGGCTCAATCGCGACGTATTTTATTCAAACGAACAGCATCACCAACAGCCTGCTACACGAGCAACCATCAATTGACGCTGCAGCTGCCTACCTGCTCAACCCGCAACCAGAAGCCCGATACACGTCAGTAGAAACCGCATTCCTAATGCTGACCACAGCCCAAAAGGACACTTTGGCAACCGTGGACATTGGCGACACCATCACTATAGAAAAGACATTCCCTAGCGGCGCTGGCACGACCCAGTTGGCGCAAGAGCTCTCGGTCGAAGGCATTGAGCATTATCTTGACTTTGCTACAGGCCACCGTGTGCTGTACTCAACTGCGCCGACCACAATCGTCTTTGAGCTGATTTTGGATGACGCCGTGTATGGCACCATTGACACTACAAATGTCTTAGGATAGGAGTACTTATGGGAGCAAACGCAGTAACAACCGTTCCGGTATACACGGCAGGCGAAGTCCTGACCGCGGCCAATTTAAACATCACCAACTCGGGCATACCCGTATTTGCAACAACTGTCACTCGAGACGCAGCGTTTGGTGGTACAGGCGAAAAAACATTGGCACAAGGCCAATACGCATTTATTGAGGCAACAAACTCAACACAGGTTTACAACGGTTCAGCCTGGGTCGCTGTAGGCGCATCTGGTCTAACCCTTATCACTTCACAAGTAATTGGCACAACAGTTTCTTCGGTAACGGTTTCTAGCGCGTTTTCAACCACTTACGATTCATACAAAATTGTGATTGCTGGTGGTGCAGGTTCAAGCGCTAACGCAGGTATCCGCATGACTTTAGGCGCAACCGCAACGGGCTACTACTACGGCATCCCATTGGCGATTTACAGCGGTGGCGGTGCAGCAAGTCTTGCCGGCACGAACACCACAAGCTGGGAAGTTGGAAGCGTCAACACAGGTTCACTAAACCTGAACTTGGAATTGGTTGACCCTTTCAACACAAAAATTACCAAGGTATTTGCATCAATTGCGAAAGACACAAGTGGCGGCAGCGGTGGCGGTTTCTTGGACAACACAACCAGTTACACGGCATTTACGTTGACCCCATCTGCAGGCACATTTACGGGTGGCACAATCTACGTTTACGGATACGCAAAGGCCTGATCATGACTGAAATACAAATTGATGACACGGTGCGCCCAGCAACACCAAAAGAACAAAAACAAATAGAAACCGCGCAATCCGACGAAAACCGTACCGATACGAGCCAGTAATGCGTTGGCGTAATCTAATCGGCTTTGTCATGCTGATCGCTGTAGTTGTGTGGGGTTGCGCGGGTTGCGCTGATCGAGAGCGCACAAACTGCATTCGCACAAAAAACAAAGCCTTAACATTGTCAACAGACATGCAAATTGGTGGCGGTCGCTGTGGCTAGATACACCAACGACGAAATTAAAGCCCGACTCATCCTTGTTGTTGGCATCGGTCTGACATGCGCGTTTGTCGGCTCAATCTTTACTTTGCTTTACGGTCTGCTATTTGTAACCCAGCCACTCGAGCAAGCACCTAACGACGCAGAGGCATTTTCGGTGCTTAACCCAATGCTCATGACCTTGTCTGGCGGTCTTATAGGCTTGCTGGCATCTAACGGATTAAAGAACAAATCAAAGGACGGACACGATGAAACCTAAAGACAAAGCAATGCTCGCCAGTTACCTGCGCTCGGTCGTTGGCGCTCTTATCGCGGTTTACTCAACAGGCACAACAGACCCACGTGACTATGGCAAAGGCGCAATAGCCGCAATCATCCCACCATTGCTCCGCTGGGTAAACCCTAAAGACTCGGCATTTGGTCGTGGCAACAGCCAAAACTAACCCCAACGCAAGGCCATACACAGGCAACAGCGACGGAGCATCAGCAGGCCAACGTGCCGGCATGAACGAATGGATAAAGCAAGCAATCACAGCATCAAACAACGCAGTCTGGGATAACGGCTCTTGGGGCGTGCGCGACATGCGCGGCAACCCAGGCTCATTGTCAGTTCACGCAACTGGCAGAGCTGTTGACTTGTCATATCGCAAAACAGAAAAACACCAACAAGCAGGACGACTCAATGCTTGCTCGTTTATTGACATTGTTGTTGCCAACGCAAACACTCTCGGCGTCGAGTGCATTCTTGACTATTTCCCTGCACCGTACGGTCGCGCATGGCGTTGCGATCGTCAAGCATGGAAGAAATACAGCAAGCCAACAATTCACGGCGCACCAGGGGGCGACTGGTTCCACGTGGAGATAACCCCACAGGCCGCCGACTCGGTGATATTTGTAAAAGCCGCATTCTTAAAGGTCTTCGGGGAAATCCCACCCAAGGCTTAATCTATGTTCTAGGGTCGGAGTACCGACAAAAGGACAGGCAATGACTGACCCCCAGATATTTGATTACAGCGTCTATACGGGAGTGATGGACAACGGCCAAGAAATCTTGGTGCAGATATTTACCAGCCCAGAGTCGGGCAAGTTCCTACTGGGACAAATCGCATTCAGAACGCTTACCTCAAGTTGGGGTCAGCCCATACCTTTGGAGAAACGATGAACTACTTTGCAGAAAAAATCATAGGGCTAGTGCTTTGTACGGTATTTGGCTTTACGGTCGCTGTAGGGGCTCCTGACGCGTCTGGTAGCCCGTCTGGGACTATTGCCCTAGCACCGTTACAAGCCCAAAATTACATAATTGAGCCAAACACGACTACCAGCTCAACAATCTACATTGACCCGTACACGTCGGCTTGTGAGCAGTTCAGCGCGCTTGCCGTCAACCTTGGCTGGCCTGCCGATCAACGCACCGTGCTTGAGTCCGTCATGTTTCGCGAGTCGCGTTGCATACCTAACACGGTCAACAGCAAAGACCCAAATGGCGGGTCGCGCGGACTAATGCAGATCAACGGATTCTGGACACCATGGTTAATTGATGCCGGCATAATCACCGATGCAGAAAACTTGTTACAGGCTGATGTTAATTTGCGTGCAGCGTTAGCAATTTACAATTACGGCGTAAACCGTCACGGTTACGGCTGGGGCCCATGGAGCGCAACAAAATGACAATCAAACACGACATGGCAATCTTTGATCTAATTAACCAGATTGCTGACACAAGCACTAATCCACATGCAAGCATCATTCGCCGTTTGCGGGCAATGAAAAACTCGTTGTCATTAGAAGACCCGATGCCATTGCATGATGTGACTACACTCGACTTAGCAATCAAAGCACTACAAGCACATTCCTAGCCGACAAGGGAGATTCCGACAATGAAAACCTGCACGATCTGCAAAGAAACAATCGCCTACCCAGACATTCAAGGCAAAACACATTTCGTATGTGATGGCCGTGTGCCGGCAAGAAAACCGTTTGCTGTTGGCATGGCATTATCGCAAGCAAGCGCAGACACTAAATGGACACCTGAAGAACAACGCAAAGTTGACGCTGCAATTGTGCACGTCGCGCGCACTAAAGGGTTTTTCACATCTGATGACATTTGGAAACACCTGGGCGATCAATTCCCAGTCACAAAAGGCATTGCAGGACGGCTCAATGCAGCTGCACGTCGTGGCATTATCCAAAACACAGGCGAACTGGCATACGCCCAGCGCGGTGGCGCACACGACCATGCACAACGTCTAAGCGTCTGGGCAGGCATCTGATGGGCTTTGATCTAAGCAATTATGAGACAGTCGAGCAACGGCTAGTCAGGTTTTGGGCTGCATACCCGAACGGTCGCGTGTACACGTCAATGATGAACTACACAGGCGACGCGTGCGTGTTCTATTGCGAACTGTACGCCGACAAGTTTGACAAGGTGCCAGTTGCTACGGGCTACGCGGAAGAAGTCAAAAGCGACCGCGGTGTCAATGCCACGTCGTTTGTAGAAAACTGTGAGACAAGCGCTATTGGTCGCGCGATTGCCAACTGCCCGCTTCAAGCGCCTGCTAGTGGCCCGAGACCGTCACGCAATGAGATGCAAAAGGTTGAGCGTTTAACTACATCACCGCAACCGCAAGTGCACACACCCTCTGGCGCGTTTGCTACACCGAAGCAAATTGGGTACATCAAGAAGTTGGCTAAAGATGCAGCGCTTGATGATCTTGGCTTATTGGAGTTAATCCAGCGCGAACTAAACGACGACAGCGCGGTATTAGAGCTGTTGAAATCACACGAAGCAAGCAAAATCATTGAGAGGCTGAAATGACACTAGAAGAACTAATCACAAACATTGAGCGCTTACAGACCGTTTACAACTCAATGGTTGACCCAGAGCAACACGAAGCACGACAGTACGTGCGTTGGGCTATTAAGCATCTTGCAGACAAGACGTACATGGCATCGCTGTAGTGAAGTTAGACCCAAAGATCAGCGAAGCCGACTTCAAGGACATGGTCATAAGCATCGCCAAGCGTTACGGCTGGCTTGTGCATCACGATCTGCCGGCACAAAACACTCGAGGACGCTGGATGACCAACGTGCAAGGCGATGTTGGTTTCCCTGATCTGTTCATGGTTCACCCATTCCAAGGCGGTCGGCCGTTGGTTATTGAACTAAAAGCGGAGAAGGGCAAGTTGACGCTTGGACAAAAGATTTGGTTAAACGCTTGCGAAATGGCTGGCTGTCATGCAGCGGTCTGGAAGCCCAGCGACATGGAGTACATTCTCTACACCTTAAGCAATCCCAGAGCATAAACAATCGGCTAGTAGCACGACCTAAGCCATTCGCACGGCAGTTGGTGACACTTGGAAACAAGGGTAGATCGGCGCGCCTTTAATCATGCAAGACGAAATGAAATGGGCAAAGCGCCGAGGCGAGTCGTAAACATAATCGACTGAATGCAATTGGGTACCAGGATGGGCAATCTGGTGGGTGGAGCATTCACACATCTATTGACCTGCAGATGACATACAGTTAACAAACAAAGAAAGCACAAACATGAACCCGACAACAAACACGACAAACCACAATCAACAGCAAGGCGCTTGCGCCGCGCTAGCACAAGCGAAGCGCGTGAGATGACACGCAAACTTACCGAACACGACACAACGGTCTACAAGCAAGCACGTGCAGAACTACTACGCGACTCACCTATTTGCCATTGGTGCAAACGAAACACGGCAACAGAACTAGACCACTTAGTTGAATCAGACAAAGGTGGCACGCTCGAGGATGGCTACGTCGCGTCATGCAAGAGTTGTAATTCTGCGCGCGGAGCAACATACCGAAACAAAAAACTAGCCAACGCAAAACAAAATCGGGAAAAAGCAATAAACGATTTTTTATACAGCTCCGAGATGCCAGATC